GCGGATCGTGGCCTGCACCACCGTCTGCCAGATGCGGGAGAAGATGCCAGGGATCGATGACCAGTTGCGGATCACCACATAGGCGAGGGCCGAGACGCCACCGATTGCGGCGGCCACTGCACCGATTGGAGGGATCACCATCGCGAACACGGTGCCGAGACCAGCGAGCACCGGGAACGCGATCGCCGCGGCCCCGATGGCGGTGCCGATGGCGCCGATGCCGGCGGCCACCCCAGCAATCACCGGCAGCGCGATCACCAGGCCGGCAAGTGCCCCGCCGATCGCCACCACCCCGGTCATTAGGCCAGGGTTGGCAGCCGCCCAGTTGGCGATTCCCTCCACCACTGGGGTGATGACCTCCGCGATGCGGGTGAGCGGTGGCAGTAGCGCATTGCCCACGGTGATGCCTAGCCGCTGGGCGCTGTTCTGGAAGCTCGTCAGCGTCCCCTGGAATGTTCCGAGGCTGCGCTGAAAGTCCTTCTCCACTGTGCCGGCTGCGGCCGACCCGCCGGCTTCAGCCTTCAGCTTCGCGTACTCCTGCCGGTACTTCATCAGCGACATCAGGGCCAGCTTGGCTTCCTTGTCCCCGAAGATCTGAGAGAGCTTGAACACGTCGCCACCGGTGACGCGCTGCAGCTCTGCCACTGCCGCCTCCATCGGGTTGATGCCCTTCTCCTTGGCGTTCTTCAGCACCTGCTCGATGTTGACGCCGAACTTGCTGAAATTCTTCACCGCATCTGGTGCAGTCATCTTCAGCATCGCGTCGGTCATGCGCGTCGCTGCCGCGCCTGCATCCGGCGCATCCTTCCGCACCATCTGCATCATGCTCGCCAGCGACACCGCACCCTGCCGGCCCTGGATGCCGAGCGTCCCGGCCGCGGCGGCGATGGTGGGCATGAACTGCGCCATGTCCTTCAGCTCGAACGCGCCCGCTTTGCCCGCGAACGCGAGCGCATCAAACGTCGCCTTCAGCTCCGTCGGCCGGATCTTCAGCGCGTTCTGCAACTGAAAGCCGGTCTTGGTGACGTCCAGCAGGTCGGAGTTGGTGGCGGTCGCCACCTTGCCCAGCGCCTCCATCGATGCGACGGCATCCTTCAGCTCCAGGCCCTGGGCCACCAGATCCTGGATGCCCTGCGCCAGCTTCTCCGGCCCCAGGTTGGTGAGGTTCCGGCTGCTGAGCCGCAGCACCTCCGTGCTCAGCCCCTTCAGCTCCACTGCGCCAATGTTCGCGGTCTTGCCAATGTCGCTCAGCACCGCCTCGAAGCTGGCGGCTGTGCGGATGCTGGCCCCGATCGCCACCGTGATGCCCGTCGCGCCGATGGCGGCCTGCTGCCACATCGCGCTGTCGAACATCCCCTTGAAGCCCTTGCGGCCAGCGATCGCCGCATCGCTCATCGTGCGGGTGACGTTCCGCCCGAAGGACGACACCTGGAATTGCGCAGCCTTGATCGAGTTGCCCAGGCTGGCCGCGATCTTGCCGCCGATTTCGACGGTGATCTTCTGTGGCCCGCTGCCGCCGATCATGGCTTCATCGCCTCCGCGATCTCATTTTCAACCCCCTGGGCGGATGCCAGCCAGGCCCAGAAGTCGTCATCGGTGTCATCCATGCCCATGATCTCGGCCAGGCCCCAGCCGGTTGCCTTCGCCAGGATGACGACCGCCCGGCGAAGGTCGTCCACTGCTACGACCTGGCCACCCTGAAAGCCAGGAGCTGCGCCTCCAGCTTGCCCCAGTTGATGTCGTCGAAGTTGAGGACGTCCTCGTAGAGGATCTCGCACAGGTTTGCGACGAGGTGAACGGTCTGCTCGCCCTCGTTGCTGGAGGCCTTGGAAGCGGCGACGCGATCACCAACCTTGGGCCGGCGCATGATCACGTGATCCACTTCCACGCCGCTGACGGTCTCCGGGAAGTCGAAGACCACCTTCACGCGTTGCTCAGGGCGCTGCTGCTTGGCTGCCATCGTCAAACCCCAATCGCCTGGCGGATGGTGGCGAGCTGATCCACGCCATCAATCTTGCGGATCATGTTCACCTTGTCGATCTCGATGATCTCGCGACCGCCGATGCTGAGCTTGTAGTACCGCAGGCTGTAGGAAAACGTCGGGCTTGACATGTCGCCGGCCTTCCAGTCGCCCTTCTCCAACTGCTTGATCATGCCGGTCATGTTCACCACGACCGGAACCGCATCCTCACCATCGCGGCGCATCGCGCCACGGGCGGTGAGCTGCTTGTCCGCACCAGCCAGGCCGTAGAGGGCGGTGATGTCAGGGTTGTACTCCAGCAGCTTGAAGGTGCCCTCCAGCTTCTCCATGCCCATGTCGTGCTCGATTGGGGCATCCATTCCGCCGGCGCGCACCTCCTCGACCTTGGTGGTGAGAGTGGGCAGGGTGAGGGTGTCGATGGTGCCAGCGAGGCCTCGACCGTCGACGAACAGGGAGAAGTTCTTGAGGATCCTTGGGATCATGGGTCAGTCCTCGGTTGGGCGGGTGTTGATCAGGCGGCAGGGAGCGCAGCGAACAGGTCGACCACGTAGGTGTTGACCAGGTGGCTGCGGAACGTGACGCGCTCGGCCGGATAGGGAGGCGTGAACTCGAAGTCGAATACCACCTGCCCATTGGCGATGGATGTGGGGGTGTTCTGCTCGGGATCCACCCAGACGTCACCGCCTAAGATGGCACCACGGGCCTTGAGGGTGCGCAGGTACTGCCGCACCGACTCCATCACCTCCTCGAGGTAGGTGGCGGTGATGCAGCGATCCACGGCCCAGAGGTGGCCACGGAGGATCGACTCGTTGATCATGTCCGCCGTGCGCACCACCGAGAGGAACGAGTAGAGCGGATCGATCGAGAGGGTGCGGTTGCCCCAAAGGCGGAAGCCGCCCTCACGAATGATGGTGGCGACGTTCTGCTCGTTGAGCAGGTTGGCGCGGGAGTTGGCGTCACCCAAAGCGAAGTCGATGGCGCGGCTGGTGGCCTCGATGCCGTAGACCTCCTTGTTGGAGGGTGACCACCAGAAGCCCAGCTCGTTGTCGGTGCGGTTGATGATCCCGGCTGCAGCAGGCGAGCCGGGCATGGTGACGCCACCGACCACGACCCAGGGATCGACGAGGTAGACCCGGCGGGAGCCGAAGTCATCGGCGGCTTGGATCGCGGCGTCGTCGGTGGTGTTGGGCCCGTCGGCAATGATCACGGCCCGGAGGCGATCCGCGATGCTGAGCAGCTCGGAGACGACTCGGTTACGAACGGTGCCCTTGGTGGCGGTGCCGGCCACCGCTTGGACACCACCAGAAGGCGGAGATCCAATCGTGACGGTGACCGTGCCGGTGTAGTTGGTGCCGGGGTTGTCAATCCGAATGCTCAGCACCTTGCCGGCGTTGGCCCCGGTGCCGAGCACTGCGGTGGCCGTGGCCTGCACACCGCCGCTGGCAGGGGCGCCGATGGTCACGGGCGGGGGGGTGACGTAGCCGCTGCCCTGAGTGGTGACGGGGATGGTGAGAATGCCGTTGGCGTGCCGCTGATGGCTGAAGCCCGGAGCTATCAGCACCTTGGGCGCAAAGCCAACGGCGTTTTCCGATGCCAGGAATCCGTAGACCCCTTCGTAGGCTCCGGTTCCAGCGTTGGTGCCGCCCACCACGTTGGTGATGGTGGCCTCGTCGCCAGCGCCAGCGGCGACGCGGATCATCACGACGACCGCACCGGCCTGGGCGTAGATCAGATCCAGTGACTGCTTCAGGGTGCCGGCGTCGCCGAGGCTGGCGTACTCGGTCTTACTGACGATCAACACCGGAGTGTTGAGAGGGAACGCAGCAGCATCAGCATCGGGAGCGGTGCCGATCACACCGATCACGGAGGATCGAACCGTCGTGATGGGTCGTGCGCCAGTGTCGATCTGAAGTGCCTCCACGCCGTGGAGGAAGTTAGTTGGCATTGTGGAGGAGCCTCCTGTCGGATTGATTCTAGGCTGAAGCCATCAGCACCCACTGCTGCGACGACGCGCCAACGCCACCTTGTTGGTCATGGAGAAAATTGCCGGGCATCAGACCAGCTCTGCGTCAGCAGCAAAGTGGAAGAGCATGCTGGCGACGTAGGCGTTGGGGTAGACCAGGAGCCCGTTCGTGCTGTTGGAGAGCACGACAGGCACGGTGGCCTGGTTCGCCCACACTCCGTTGTAGTACTGGCTGTACTGGTTGGCGGTGCCCGAACGGTTCCAGAAGGTGAGCTGCGGGGTGCCGCGCTTCGTGACGCGATAAGCCACCGCCGGCGCAGGGGGCGCGTAAGCAGTGGTCGATAAGTAGTAGATGCACTGCCCGCCCACCAGGCCGGTGTCGGTGGCAGTGCCGGGGATGGTGTCAAGGTCGTAGGACTTCTCGTAGTAGCGCTGGCACAGGGCCAGTTCGGTTGCAAGCGGCCGCAGCTCGAACGGTGTGCGGAACCCGCCGGGTTCTACCTGCACCCGGGCAATGTCGAACGTGCCCGACTGCTGGCCCAGGGTGGCGTTGCGAGCGTTGTGGCTACTGCCGCCGTCGAACCAGATGTAGAGCGCCAGGTAGTCATCGCCGGCGGTGCCGAGCGTCTTGCCGCTGATGGAGGGCACAGTGACCGGGAGGCTGATCTGCTGCCAGGTGGTGCCAATCGCAACCTTGGTTGCGCCGATCCCAGACACCATGAAGCTGGGCGAGCCGCCGGTGCCAAACCACTGCAACAGCTCCACCGCGATCGGGCGGCTGGCGTCGGCTTTCGCCCAGAAGCTGATGGTGACCGTCTGGCCGGCAAAGGTGCGCACGCCTTCGATTCGCTGCAGCAAGATCGAGTAATTGCTGGCTCCGGCCACGGAGGTGACGACGGTGCGGCTGAAGAACGGCGGCTCACCGGGAACGTTGCCCTGGCCCAGGGTGAAGGGCTGGCGGCTCATCGCCGCGCTGCTGCCCAGGTATTCATTCCGCCAGCGGTCGGCAGCGTAGACCGATGCACTGAAGCTGGTGCCGCGCTGCCAGATGTCAAAGTTGCCGTTGATGATGGCGTTGCGGAAACCGGCGAGCGGCCCGCCGTTGATGGCGCTGAGCTGCGCAGCAGCGGTCCCGTCGTTCGCCAGGGCCAATGCCGGGGTGGATGCGCTGGGGTGCTGCAGCTGCTGGACGCGGAGGCTGCTCATGGTTCAGGACTTAATGCAAATAAGATATGCCACGTTGCGGGGGCGAGTCTCCGTTCCACCCGTAGATCCCGTGTTTTGATTTCCCACAAAGTACCCAGACGCCAGGCCAGGAGTGGTACCTGATCCGGGAGAAGAAACTGATGGTGCAATTGGATGAGTGTGCGCTTCAAGGGAAGATGCCTGTCCGGTACCAGCGCCTCGGCCCGAGTCAATACCTCTGCCATCGTCCAAACCTCGAATGAACTCTCCTCGCAGATCCGGCAATGTAAAAGTCGAAGAACCATTGCCAGGCCCGAATTGGCCGGCTTGCTTTGCCGCTTCGGTGGCAGCCAGGTTGCCGGACACCTGAGCCCAGGCCCACAGCTTCGGATACCCTGCCCGGCTGATCGCTTGGCCATTGGCCTTCAGCCAGCCGGCCGGCGCCACGCTTCCCGCAAACGGCAACACCGCACCAGCCGGGATACCCAGATCATCCGGCACCTGGTAGCGCTGACCGTCTCCGACGGGCGGGGCATCGAGCTCCACAAACCCGCTGGTTGAACCGTTGAGTCGCAGGCTCATGGTGTCGCCTCCAGGGCTTCGCGCAGTTGCGCCAGGGTCAGACCGATCCTCGCCAGCTTCTCTTCCACCGTGAGACCCGAAACCACTTCGCGCTCGATGATTTCACCTCGCAGCCGCGACTGCTCCACGCCATCCGGTGTTTGGAACCTCAGGTCGAGGCCCGCGATCTCGCCGTTGCCTTGCAGTCGAAGAGCCATCAGACGATCACCCACGTTGACCCGGCAGAGATGGTCACGTTCACCCCCGCGTTCACTATAATCGGGCCAGCACTTACGGCGTTTCGCCCGCTGGCGATGGTGTAATTCTGCGTGACGACCTGGCCGTTCTCCTGAAAGATCTGGTCACCGCCGCCGCCTGCTGCTCCCTGCCCCAGAAAAGTCCAATCGGTGCCGCTAAAGGCCTCGAACTTGCTGAAGGAGGTGTTGAACCTGAGGCTTGGGCCAGTGGGCGAGCCACGCTGAGCGGTGCTGCCTGACGGCAAGCCAAACCATCCGGTCGCGGTGCTGCTGATGCTGCTGCTGTAAGCCGCCCCTTGCAGGGTGACGTTGCCGGTGAAGGTCGGCGAAGCAAGCGGCGCATAGGTGCCACTCGCGGCGTCGGCTTTCAGATAGCCCTGTCCGACCACGAAGGCGGTCGTCGCCAACTGCTGGGTGTTGGTGTCCACAGGTGCGGTCGGGCCCGCCGGCGTGCCGCTGAAGGTGGGGCTTGCAAGCGCAGCAC